GTTGAAGGCGTAGGCTTAACTAAGAATGTAGTTGAGTTTCAAAAGCTTTTCCCTGGTGTAGAAGTATTTGCTACTATTGATAAACTATGGCAAAGAATGAACTCTATGGACTTTAAAGTAAATTACTTTAGAGGTACAGATTGGGATGAAGTTAGTAAACCATCAAAGAAATTTCCAGATTTATTAACATGTTCAAAGGTTGTTGAAAGAATAAATCAACTTGACATGTGTATTGTTTGGAGTGTACCGTCTAAATCTCATCCAGAGGATTGTATAAGTAACTTTATAAAAATGATGGATGAAATTAAAGTACGTAAGTCTTTAGTTCAAGTAGACCATAAAATACATTCTATAAATAGGAATGCCGGCTTAGCTGAAATATGTTCTAAAGTCGATGTACTAATGTGTCACTATGTTGACAATCCTTTTGGTCAATGGGTTAAGAAGAATAATATTAAAACACCACTAACTAATATGGGAGTAGGTTTTAACTTCAATAAAGAGTATTGGAAACCTATTGAACAACAAAATCCTTACTATGTAAGATGGGTAGGTCGTACCGCTATGTGGAAAGGACCAGATGTAATGATTGATTTCCATAATGACCAGCTTCGTAAAAATCATTTCATTACAATACTTGAAGGTTTAGAAGCTTCGATTAATTACCCTGCTGTTCTTTATAAGAATCCAAAAGAAATGACTGGTAGAAGACAAGTAGTAAATTATTTTAGACCTGAAAAAGGTATTGACAATACTGGTAAACATCCGGAGTATGGTGCTGAAACGACAAATCAAGGTGCGTATTTGTATGGTGCATATACACATAGTGAAATGATGGAAAGAATGAGTTTAGGTGGATTTGGTTCTGACCTTATGTATTTTAAAGAAAATATATATGGTGATAACGTAGAGTACTGCCACACTGATTCATTTGCAGCAGGTGTAATACCTATATTCCATAAACACTTTTGTGATAATGTAATACATAGAAAGCAAGGTAAGCCAATAAGTCAATGTAAAGATACAGGTACATTAGCTGTTGATGCGTCAAATGCACAATCAGTTTGTTCACAAATGATTGCTCTTGCAAATGACAATGTAATGAGAAATGCATGGAGAAACATGATGTATGAATTTTGGAAAGAACATTGTGATGCTGAGACGGTGTATAACGACATCATAAATAATACACTAAATTATAATGAAAAGAATGAAACAACACTGGAGGATTTTTTCGTATGAAAGTAGCGATTACAGGATCACGTGGTTTTATTGGTAGCCACTTAAAAACCAAGCTCGAAACTGATGGCCATGAAGTAGTTGAATGGGATTTAAGGCAAGAACCAGCAAAAGATATAGAAGACTTTAGTCCTGGTGATGTAACACACGTTGTGCATTTAGCGGCATACGCTGATGTAAGACAAAGCCTTCAAGAACCACAAAAGTATTGGACTAATAATGTAGAAAATACTACACGTATACAAAAGATATGTGGTTATAATAACATACCATTATTATATGCATCTTCATCGTGTATACATCAATGGTGGTTATCGCCGTACGGTACAAGCAAAAAGGTAAATGAAGAAACCGCAATGCCAAATCAAGTTGGTTTAAGGTTTACTACAGTTTATGGCGATGGTGCCAGAGAATCCATGCTTATTGGTAAGCTAGTCAGCGGCACTATAAAATATTTAACTCGTCATGTAAGAGATTTTGTACACGTTAGCGATGTTGTTGATGCTATAGTTTTACTCTTAGGTAAAGATATAAGATTGCTAAAACCAGCATATGATATTGGTACTGGTAACGGTAATGTAGTAGAAGACTTAGGTAACTTAGCAGGTTGGCAAGGTATTGAAGTTACTGACGGAGATACTTGTGAAGCACAAGATAATACTGCTGATATATCAGAAATGAAAAAATTAGGTTGGGAACCTAAAATAAATGTAGAAGATTACATTGTTAAAAACACGGTACCTCACTAATGAATTATGCAAGCATAGTACCACTTATAGGTGGCGAAACAATTGCAATGCAAAATGTTTTCAAAAAGAAACCGGAGTACATATTAAGCTATGAAGACTTTAAAGCAAACGATAATCACTTGGTCGAATATTATAAAGGAGAAGTTCCCTATTATCTTTTGGGAAATAACAGGTCATACAACTTACCTGCTGTCGATGTTATTAATACCGTATGTCCTTGTGCTGGCTTGTCTAGTCTCAATACTTCAGCATCTTCTGATGCTTCTGCTAACGATTGGATGTCTACCTCTGCTAATTATGTCTTGGGTACACTCAAACCTAGAGTATTCTGGGGCGAAAACGCACCTAGACTTGCTTCAAAAATGGGAGAGCCTGTTGTTGAAAGTCTCCGTCAAATTGGAAGAGAGCATGGCTACACTTTCTCGTTATATAAAACAAAGTCTCTCCTTCATGGACTCGGACAAGTAAGAGATAGATCTTTTTATTTCTTTTGGAAAGGCGATAAAGTACCACAACTTAGTTATATAAAAAGGAAACATCAAAAGATCGAGGATACTATTAGGTCAACTAATAATAATCCAGATGATCCAATGAATGTGCTTACTAATACATCAACACCGTCACACGACCCGTATTACAGATATGTACTTGAAGAACTTGAAGGTGGCATAACTCATAACGAATTTCAAAATAAAATTAATAAGAGTTATGATGTTCTTCATTACATTGAAGATAAGCGTGTAACATATAATGAAGTATCAAAATGGATGGCAGCCAATGGCTTTGAAAAACAAGCAGTACGATGTAAAGTAATGCATGAAAAACTAGCATCAGGCGGTAACATAATGAGAAGAGGTGTATATGTACCAAAAGATTACATTGGAGCTTTCGTAGGTAGCGCACCAACTAAACTTACACATCCTGATATTGATAGACATCTTACTATAAGAGAATGTTTAAATATAATGGGATTACCACAAGATTTTATTTTACAAGGTGGTGTAAAAAATTTAAATCATATCTGTCAGAATGTACCAGTTACTACTGCAACAGACATGGCAGAAAATGTTTTAAGATTCTGTGATGGCAGATTAGATAATCAGTTATGGAATCAAGATTTTATGATTCAAGATAATAAAAATCAATCGATAATTAGTGAAAATAAACCTTTACAATTAGACGAATTTATGGTATAATAATACTATTATTTGTAGGAGAAATGTATGTCAATAATGGATAAACTTAAGAAGAACAGTAAAGTAGATTACACATCAGTGCTTTCTGATTCTAAATTTTTTAATGATAAAGACATGGTACCGACCGATGTACCAATGATAAACGTAGCTTTGTCTGGCTCGATGGACGGCGGTGTATCACCGGGTCTAACAGTTTTAGCTGGTCCATCTAAACACTTTAAAACTTCATTTGCGTTAATAATGGCAAGTGCTTATCTTAAAAAGTATGAAGATGCAGTTTTGTTATTTTATGATTCAGAATTTGGTTCACCTCAATCTTATTTTGAAAACTTTGGTATTGATACGAGTAGAGTACTTCATACGCCAATTACAAATGTAGAAGAATTAAAGTTTGATATGATAGCGCAACTTGAAGGTTTAGAAAGAAAAGATAAAGTTGTAATAGTAATTGATTCAATCGGCAACCTAGCATCTAAAAAAGAATTAGATGATGCTATAAATGAAAAATCAGTTGCAGATATGTCAAGAGCAAAAGCACTTAAAGGTTTATTTAGAATGGTAACACCATATTTAAATATGAAAGATATACCTTTACTTGCAGTTAATCATACATATCAAGAAATTGGTTTATTTCCTAAGGCTGTGGTTTCAGGTGGCACAGGTATTTACTATAGTGCAGATAACATCTGGATTCTTGGTCGTCAACAAGATAAAGTTGGTACAGAAATAAAAGGTTACCACTTTGTAATTAACGTGGAGAAATCAAGATATGTTAAAGAAAAGTCTAAAATTCCTATTTCTGTTAGTTGGGACGGTGGTGTTCAGCAGTGGTCTGGTCTTCTTGACGTTGCTATGTCTGGCAATTATGTTTCTAAGCCAAGCCCTGGTTGGTACTGCAGAATTGATAAATCAACTGGAGAATTGGTGGAACCAAAAGTTCGAGAAAAAGAAACTCTAAACGAAGAATTTTGGAAACCGATCCTAGAAGAAACTGATTTCAAACAATACATTACTAATAAGTATTCAATATTAAATAATAATATAAATTTAGAAAAGTTGGATCAACATTAATGGTATTAACCGAAAATAAACATTATGAAATAATTCCAGATAAAGGTGATGAACAAGCTTGGAATGTAAGAATACTTTCAGGCACTTTTACTGAAACAGTATTAAAATATGGTGTTGTAAAATTTAATGGCAAAGGAAAAGATAAATATATGTCTTTTAACTTTGATATTGTTTACACACCAGATACTGAATTAACAAAAGAAAATAAAAAGCTTCAAGAATTCGCCGGCATATTACTAGAACAAGTAATGGCTAGAGGAATTGAAGAAGGCAATGTAATAACAAGAGAGGTCAAAGATGAAAATGACAAGTAGCCAAAGACTAGTATTATTGATGGATGAAATTGCAATTGCTAAAAGCAAACTGCAACCACATGATACTGGACACATACACACTTCAATAAGCTATTTAGAAAGTAGAGTTGAAGAAATACAACAAGATATTGAAAAGGTATTAAAGAAAGCTGCCTATGCCAACTAACTTAGAACAAACTATATTACGTAATCTATTAACTGATGAAAGTTACATGCGTAAAGTATTACCATTCATCAAGCCGGATTACTTTGAAGGCATATATCGAATACTATTTCGTGAAGCAGGTAAGTTCGTTGCTAAATACAATAAGCTGCCGAATGCTGAAGCTTTTAAAATTGAACTCGATAGTGCCGATAAATTAAATGATGAACAATATAATTTGGCTATGGATATTGTGCCGCAGTTGTACTCTAGTGAAAAGGTAGATGATAAATGGTTGTTGGACACTACAGAAAAGTGGTGTCAAGATCGTGCAATATATCTTGCAATTATGGAATCAATATCAATTATTGATGGAAAGCATGAACAATTAACTAAAGGTGCTTTACCTGATTTATTGACTAAAGCTTTAGGTGTTGGCTTTGATTTACAAGTCGGTCATGATTATGTAGAAAATGCTGAAGATAGATTTAAATTTTATCATACTGAAGAAGATAGATTGCCATTTGATTTAGAATACTTTAATACTATTACAAAAGGTGGTGTACCACGTAAGACATTAAATATTGCTCTCGCTGGTACCGGTGTCGGTAAGTCTTTATTTATGTGCCATGTTGCTTCCTCATCTTTAGTTCAAGGTCAAAATGTATTATACATCACTATGGAAATGGCTGAAGAAAGAATAGCCGAAAGAATAGATGCTAACTTACTTGATGTGCCTATTGATCAACTCGATAAAATATCAAAAGACAGGTTTTCATTGATGGTAAATAATATTGCAAAGAAAACTACTGGTAAATTAATTATAAAAGAATATCCAACTGGCTCTGCACATTCAGGTCACTTTAGAGCATTACTTAATGAACTGAAATTGAAAAGACAATTTGAACCTGATTTAATCTTTATTGATTATCTTAACATATGTGCAAGTTCAAGAATGAAAGGAATGGGCGGTGCAATCAATTCATACTCTTACATTAAAGCAATTGCTGAAGAATTACGTGGCCTTGCAGTCGAGTTCGACGTACCGATCTTCTCTGCAACGCAAACGACTCGTAGTGGTTATTCTAACTCGGATGTTGGGCTTGAAGATACCAGTGAGTCTTTTGGATTACCCGCAACCGCGGACTTAATGTTTGCATTAATATCTACCGAAGAGCTTGAACAACAAGGTCAATTTATGGTAAAGCAATTAAAGAATAGATATAATGATCCGACATTACATAAAAGGTTTGTCGTTGGAGTTGATAGATCAAAGATGAGATTATTTGATGTAGAAGAAAATGAACAAACACTGACCGATGATACACCAGTTTTTGACAACACAAATACTGGTCAAAGATTTAAGGATTTTAAGTTATGATAAAACATTGGATAGCCATTATATGGTGTTTAGCATTTTGGGGTGGATTCATTTCAGGTAAAAGCGTATTTGCAGGTGAATGGAATGATAAGCCAGTTATGTGTGAACAGAAAGAAGTAGCACTTGAAGCAATAAAAGCAAAAGGTGAAATGCCTTTGATCACTGGAGTACAAAGCGTAAAGGTAAGAGATCCTGATGGATTATCGGATATACCAGCTCATGTACCAATGCAAATATTTGTAAATTTAAAAACTAAAACATTTAGCATATTAGAGTATCATCCGTCATATAACAGTATTTGTATAATTGGATATGGTGATGATTGGAAACAACTAGGAGAGAAGAGTTGAACGCAAGGCTTATAAGTTATTCTCAACCTACTGATATTGTAGGTATAGATGATATACAAGAACTCATTGCATTTTCAGCAAGAGTTAGCAATCCATCTAATCAAATGAATAAAGAAACTAACGAAAAGTTACTAAATTATTTAATGAAGCACAAACATTGGTCACCGTTTGAAATGGTAAACGCTTGCATTGAGATCACTACTACGAGAGATATTGCAAGACAATTGTTAAGACACCGTAGTTTTAGTTTTCAAGAATTTAGTCAAAGATATGCCAATCCAGTAAAGGAGTTAGATTTTGTTACAAGAGAAGCGAGAATGCAAGACGATAAGAATAGACAAAGTAGTGTCGAAGTTGATGACCAAGCTTTCCAGCTCGATTGGGAAAGAGAACAAAAGCGAGTCATATGGATGGTGCAAAAAGTATACAATGCAGCAATCAAAAAAGGAATTGCTAAAGAAGTAGCAAGAGCGGTATTGCCTGAAGGATTAACTATATCAAGATTGTATATGAATGGCACACTAAGAAGTTGGATACATTTTATAGAATTAAGATCTGCTAATGGTACACAGAAAGAATGTACTGAAGTTGCTCTTGCTTGCGCAAAAGCTATATCTGAAATATTTCCAATGGTTGACGGTTTTACTAATGGAAATTAAAAAAGATACAAGAAGAGATGCATGGGACAGAGACTACATGCCAGCCGACTGGAAAAAGCCTCAGCCTAAAAGTAGTAAACAGATTTCAAACGCTGCTCCAGTTTTTGTCTTTGCTTTCTTCTATATTGCGATACTAGTAATGATAGGTAGTATAAAATGACAAATAGATATACACAAGACATGACTGGAACCGGAGATTTTATTGTAACAGACGAGCCAGAAAGATACTATGATTGGATGTTATGGCGTATGCGTAAAGAGAAAAATAAAGAAGCTAATCGACTCTATTATGCAGTAAAAGGCCAGCTAATACCAGACAGCTGGAGTCAAAAAGATATTGATAGGATGTCTCATCAATATACTAAAAGACTATGGGGAAACAATGAAAGATTAGAATATACGGAAGAACCTTTCGAAAAAATATGGAAGAAAAAATATGACTGAGTTTACACAAGGCGCATTCAACTTTTTAAAGAATATTGTAAAAGGAAGCAGCGTCACCTTAGCAATCGTTTATACCATAGGACATATCATTATTGCTATGTCTGTTGTCAGTTTAATGACAGGTGCTAGTTTATGGGAAGCCGGCACAGTTGCATTGATAGAACCTGCAATTAATGGAATATGGTTTTACATACTTCATTCTATATGGAAGAAATATAGTTAACATATTAATCACTTTTTTTAAATTAAATGCATTTTTTCCTTTACATTTGTTGAAAACTATAGTATAATAGTACTATAAAATAAACAAAGCGGAGATTTTATAATGAAAATTCAAGGTGCAACCACTATCCTTAAGAAAGAAGCAGAATTTCTAGGATTAACAATGGAAGAATTAAAAATAATGGTTCAGCGTAATCCTTACGCTTTTCCTAATAAAGTAATTGAAGCATTTGGTATATATTATGAGAAAGGAATATAATATGGGAATCCATATAGGTAAACATGACAGGTCATCTTCTTGGATCGGTAGATTTGATCCACAAAATCCGGAAGATATGAAAGAATACGAAATGGTTAAAGCCGTCGTAAGATCATGTAATTCGTCTAAGACTAAGTTTAGAGTCGAAAAGAAAGGTAGAAAACCAACTAACGGTTTTACTTACTTTGGTGATCCTAAAGGCGGTATAAAGAATGCTACATTATGGGATGTATATGTTTATAGGAGATATACAATATGATTATAGTTGACTACAGTGGCATTGCTTTAGCAAGTATCATAATTAATAAAACATTTGATGAACAAATGATTCGTCATATGATATTGAATTCATTAAGGATGTATCATAAAAGATATAGAGATGAATACGGTGAAATGGTTCTTGCTGTAGATGCTGCAAATAACTGGCGTAGAAAAGTATTTCCACAATATAAAGCTAATCGTAAAAAAGATAGAGGTACTTCATCCTTTGATTGGGATGAAGCATTTCGTATTCTGAATCTTATACGAGAAGAAATAGGAGAAAACTTTCCATATAAAGTTATTAAGATTGATGGTTGTGAAGCTGATGATGTTATTGGTACATTAGTGATTAAGAAATCACGTGTTGATTTCAATCCAGAAAAAATCATGATTGTATCTTCTGATAGAGACTTTGTACAACTACAAAGGTTCAAAAATGTCAGACAGTTCTCTCCAATTCTTAAGAAAGAAATTGTAGAAAATAATGCTAGGTACTTCTTACTTAATCATATTATACGTGGTGATAAAGGCGATGGTGTACCAAATGTATTATCCAATGATGATGTATTTGTTGAAGGTTTCAGACAAACACCTATGTCTCAAAAGAAAGTTGATGATATCATTGAAGACCTTGAACAAGGTGAATTACTTTATGCTGCATCATGGTATCGTAACTATTGTAGGAATGAAAAATTAATTGCTCTTAGCGAAACACCACCCGAGCTCAAACAACAAATTATAAATAACTATGAGGATCAAAATCCCTCTGAAAACAAAAGTAAAGTATTTCATTACTTAGTTACTAAGAGATGTAATCAATTGATTGAAAGTGTACAGGAGTTTATTTAATGGTTAAATATGTTTTTGAAATATTAGAAGAAGTCGGCAAACAACGAACTCGTGAAGAAAAAGTTAAGATTCTAAAAGCAAACGAATCTTGGGCTTTGAAAGATGTCATACGCGGTACGATGGATGATAGAGTACAATGGAATCTACCTGTAGGTAGACCACCATACACTCCTTCACCAGCACACCACCATCCAGCAAATCTATTCAGAGAAAATACAAAGTTTAAATATTTTGTAAAAGGCGGTGTAGGTGATAAGATGCCAAAGTATAAAAGAGAACAACTCTTTATTGGCATGTTAGAAGGTATACATCCAGAAGATGCTAAAGTTGTTTTGTCTATGATCAACAAAGAAAAACTTAAAGGTTTAACAGAACCTGTAGTAAAGGAGGCATTTCCGAATTTACTATAACAACGAAAGGTAGCACATGTTGCAGCAACTTGAACGTTTACGTAAAGACTCTAATGAATTACAAATTTATGCATTAAAACTTAAAAAGCGAGGTAAGTTAAATAAAATGAATAGAATTTTAGAAAAACGAAATTTCTTAGAAAATCAAATCAAGTTGATAAATCCGGAGGTAAGACTTTCTACTTAAAGAAAAAAGTAATCCTTTACAAACAGTGAAATTTATGATATAATCTATATTATTTGAAGGTGACAATATGAATATTTTTATACTTGACAAAAATCCAATTACAGCTGCACAAATGTTGTGTGACAGACATGTTCCAAAAATGATTGTGGAATCAGGTCAAATGCTAAGTACTGCACATAGATTGCTTGACGGCATACCAGAAAAGCGTAGGTCTAAATCTGGTAAGACTATTCAAACATATTATTCATTTGGCGATGAACGTGATGACATGTATTATGCGGCAGTTCACAAGTATCATCCATGTACTACATGGACTCTATCTTCCAAACAAAACTACGAATGGCATTATGAACACTTTATTGGTATGTGTAATGAATTCGAATATCGTCGTGGCAAAGTTCATAAAACATATGAAGTTCTTGGTAAAGCACTCGCTAAAACTCCGATAAATATACCAAACATTGGACTAACCGAGTTTGCACAAGCTATGTCACATTATCCAGATTGTATAGTTGAAGGTGATGCTGTTTCAGCATACCGTAATTACTACCACATGGCAAAGTCATTTGCTAAATGGGATTGGGGCAGGCCTGCGCCGGACTGGTGGAAAGGATATCAGGGTGCCTAAATACACACTAAAGAAATGGGTTGATGCTAAAAACAGATACGTTGAATGGGATGTAGATTGTCCTTCAGATGAACTTGATGCTATATGTAAAGAGTACAATGCTGAAAGAGTTTTGAAATTTCCAGGCGTTGTTAGTAGTCAAGGTAGTTTACTATCAAAGACTAGTGATGGTTGGAAAGATAATCTTAAGAGAATAAAAGATAAATCGGGTAGAGGTAATACAATTAAAGTATGAGCAAAAGTACAGTGAGGTTCGAAGATTTAATTAATATAGAACCTATAACTAAGAATCAAGAAAAAGCTTTTGAATCTTGGCAACATAATGAAAACTTAGTTCTTGCTGGTTCTGCCGGTACAGGCAAAACTTTTATTGCAATGTATTTAGCTTTGCAATCTACATTAGAATCAGCAACACCTTATTATAAAACAGTAGTGGTAAGATCTATTGTACCAACACGCGATGTTGGTTATTTGCCTGGTAGCTTGCAAGAAAAAGCTGAACCCTTTGAAGAGCCATACAAACAAATTTCTTTAGAATTATTTGATTATGATTCTGCCGCATACAATAAGCTTATAAATAATCATCAGATGGAGTTTTTAACTACATCATTCATTCGTGGCACTCAAATTAACAACGCCGTAGTCATCATAGACGAAATGCAAAATCTGAATTTCCACGAGCTTGACTCGGTGATCACACGTATAGGCCAAGATTGTAGAGTCATTTTTTCAGGCGATTACTATCAATCTGATTTTCGTGAAGGTTATGAGAGAGATGGTATTCAAAGGTTCCTAAGAATAGTCGAACGGCTAAAGAACTTCAGTGTTATAACATTCGGTTGGGACGATATAGTGAGATCTGATTTTCTCAGAGACTACATTATGACGAAAGAAATGTTAGGTATAAAATGAAGATTTTTTTAGTAGTATCATTCATCATGGCTAATACTATGTCTACTGACCGTCCGCTTTATATATTTAAAACTCCATCATTTGGTAGTATCGACGAATGTAAACAGTATGTGTCTGTAATGTATCAAAGAATATATGCAACCGCAAGTGCATCGTATAATTTTAAACATACACCTGAAGCAATATTTTGTATAACTAAAGATCAGGTTAGAGAAATATTTGAGTATAATTATGATGAAAAGGAAAAGAAAAATATTTAAGCATGAAAAAATTGATATCGGATATGAAGACTTGGATGCAAACACTACCACAACTGGAAGAACTTATAGTACTCCTGATGGTAAGTCTTATCCTAGTGTCACAACAGTTTTAAGTATATTAAACGAACATATCATTAAAGCTTGGCGCGAACGTGTAGGTGAAGAAGAAGCAAACCGCATTAGTGGTGTAGCTTCTAATCGTGGTACACGTGTCCACAGCATAGTTGAGAAGTATTTAAAAAATGAAGATACAACAGAGTTCTTACCAAATATCAGGCAAAGCCTTGAAAATCTCAAACCAGTCCTTGATCCAAATATTGGAAAGATATTCGGCCTCGAGGTTCCTCTATTTAGTCATCACTTAGGTGTTGCAGGTAGATGCGATTGTATTGCAGAATACAATGGTGTGCCATCTATCATAGATTTTAAAACATCTCGTTACATTAAGAAAAAAGAAAAAATCACTAATTACTTTGCACAAGGTGCAGCGTACTCTATTATGTGGGAAGAACGCACAGGTATGGTAGCACCTAACATAGTGATCGTCATGGATGTAGACCATGAAAAACCGTTAGTCTTTGTTGAACATCGTGACAACTGGACTGATTTATTACACAACACAATAAAAGAATATAGAACAAGAAGGATGTTTGGACACTAATGACTTTAATGGAAATACTTAATAAAAGATATCAATTTGAAGAAATAACTAAAGGATATAATACAGATCGAGGATCTGATATAGATAGTATAGAGTGGTTTATTGAAAATGGTCATAGGTCAAATTCTCTTCGTAATGGTTTTGATGATGCACTCAAATTAGCGAAGGAAATAAAGGAGTTTTCAAATGAATGCACAAAAACAATTACAACCGGGGAGCAAATACGCAGCTTTTGATAAAGACGGTGACGGAATTGTAACCGACGAAGAATTTGAAATGGAACAGAAATTAGTTATGCTTGAAAATGAAGATAAAAAACAAGATGCACAAAGAAACATGGCATGGTTTGCTTTAGGCGGAATGCTATTATATCCTGCATTTGTAATTATTGCTACATTGTTTGGATTAGATAAAGCTGCCAAGATCTTAGGTGATATGGCCGCAGTTTATTTTGTATCAGTTGCAGCAATCGTAGCAGCATTTTATGGCAAAGAGGCATTAGCCAAGAAAAAATAAACAAAAAGTTTTGTTATGAAAAATTTAGTATTTCAATATTATATACCTTATGAATCTTTTGACGCTGATATGGGTGGTGTTAGAATGCCGGAATGGGCACACGCCGGATCACGTTCAGCTCAGGCATATGCAGATTTCTGTGGTGCCGAGTATGAACTATCACATGAAAGATTCTTCCAAGAGCTCGATCCAAGACTCGATTCAATTAAAATATTATTCGATAAGAAGTATGATCAATACGATCATATACTGTCTATAGATCTTGACATGTTAATACATGCAGATGTAGATGAAAACATATTCGAGTATCCTATCAAAGATGTTGCGATGGTGCATGAACGGCATGTACATACTGGTGGACCTGCAAGATGGTTGTCTAATGTTATGTACAAACCCTTATGGCAAAGAGGAATTATAGCTTATGGTAAACATTTATGGGGTGATGACTGGATGTTTCCAAAGAGCGCAATATATCCTGATGAAAAATTTAGATATTTAAATGGAGGTCTACAACTTTGGTCAAAAGAAGGTAGGCTTAAAGCACGTGAACATTTTACTTCGGTAGATGATTATGTACTACATACAAGATATACAGAACAGATGTATATTAATTTACAATTATCACAACCAATATTTGAAGTAACTGAAATAGATACGCAGTGGAATAGAATGCCTTATCAATGGCATGCTAATAAACCTGACGGAAAGATTAATCACTTCTTGGCAAGAACTAAATTTGATATGCCAAGATTAGAACATACGGAGTTAAGTATATGGCAAAGTTCTTAGAGATAGCAGCAGAAAATCCAAGAGGATTAACGTGGGAAGTTATGAATCTAGCTACACATTCAGGTGTAGCAAAAGGAGATGCAACCAATTTGCCACTACCTTACAGCGATAATCAATTCTTTGGTGTATATTCAGAACACTTTATAGAACATGTATACAAATACCAAGGAATTAATTTCTTTAAAGATGTAATGAGAATATTAAAACCCGGCGGTGTGGTAAGAACAGTATGGCCTCCGTATGAGTTTGTAGATTTATTAGTAAGTGGAGAAGAGCTTACACCTGATCAACAAATGTTTGTAGAACATTATTATAATTTTTACATTGTAAAAGAAAAGTTTTCACCACCCGGCAACTCGCATAGATCAAAGCGAGAGCAGTGTGCTTTAGGTTTACTATATCAAAAAGGTCAACATCTTTACATTTGGTCAAAGATTGAAATGATGAATATGTTAAAGGAATTAGGTTATACTAATGTTAAGCTTATGAATTATCAAGATAGTTCAGTGGTTGATTTTAAAAACATAGATACGCCAGGAAAAATACGTGCATTACACAGCGCAGTTGTTGAGGCAAGTAAACCGTGGTAATAGTAATTAACTATGATGGAAGGCAACAGATGTTTCATCATTATTGGTTGCCTCTTATATACAAACATCAAGAATGTACATTCTTTGTTGAAGATAAAACAGAGAAGATGATATATCCATCTGACATACCAAATTTAAATGTTACTAAGCATGTTGACAGAGATAAATTAAAGAATCCAGTAATGTATTGTGATATAGATAAAGTTCCAACATATAGAACTATGATTGATTTTAAACATAATGTTTTTTATGAGGTGCCACTGTGAGTTTTTGGAACAGGCGTGTACAAGAAATTAGCACTGAATACGATAGAGGCGAATTAAATTTATCGCAAGGCATGATTCAAAAAACAATAGGTTATACACATCCTAAATACACTGCAAAGTTATATGAAAAATATCAAAACGATAAAGGCTTAGATTTAATTAAAGATCCTGACTTTGGTAATCCACAAAGATTAAAAGAATACTCTCAGTCAACTTTAAGATGTTTAGATTATGCTCGTTATTTAGAAAGCTTTGGCATAACCATTGGGAAAATAGATTCTATTACTGACTTTGGAAGCGGTTATGGTAATTTTTGCCGAATATGGAAGCTTTGGAACCAACAAGTTCTATATTATAATTGTGATTTACCTGAAATGCATGAGATACAAAAGCATTATATTGAAAATACAGTAGATAATTATGAAGGTATTGAATACATAACTCATAAAGAATTAAATAAGGTTAAGAAGAAAAACAAATCATTATTCATTGCAGCGTATAGTTTAACTGAATGTTCTTTAGATGTTAGAACTGAGGTAGAGCCGTATCTTGCTATGTATGATTATATCCTTATAATACATAATGCAAAGTTTGACGGTATCGACAACGTTGACTACATTAAAGACCTTCAAAAAAGAAGGTTAAGTGGTTATGAATGTAAACATGAAATAGATGAAGACAGTGCAAAGTGGTGGTTAATATGCAAAAGAATTTAATATATCAAGTATGGGACGGTGACTTAAGACCGGGCTGTACGTACAGTGAAAAGTTATTTCGTTACTATGCAAATATGATTGGTGCTGATTACAGATTAGATCTTAATCCAAACATTGCAAGTAAACATGTAAAAGGCAAAGATGGAATGTACTTTGAATGGTTGAATCCAATATTAGATGATTCTTTCTTAGAATATGATAAAGTGTTGGTAGTAGATCTTGACATATTTCCAGTAGATAAATTGAAAAATAATATATTTAATGAATCTGTTAAAGACTTTGGTATATGTACTGAACCATTTCAAGGTAAGTATAGAGCGAGTACTAATGTCCCTGGAAACATAAACATGAAGAACGATGAGAGATGGGCTTCTGAAGTTAAAAAGCTTTATGGTTCTACAATGCCTAGAGATGTCAATGGCTATTTAAAAGTATATAATGCCGGTATGGTAATGTTTACTAAAAAAGGTATGATGTTGGCAAGAGAAAAGTTTGCGCCATTTCAAGAATATTTAGACGCTATGCAAAAAACAGGTCTTAGTAGATTTTATACAGTAGATCAAAATTATTTTCATGCAATGATGGTTACACATAGTGATTACACAGAAATGCAAAACGGCTGGAATAGTTATATACATTATACGCGTGGACCACTTGGCATGATAGATCCAATACATGATAGTAGAAATGCATTTACAAAATTTGTACATGTACAATTAAGTGGTGCAGATTACTTCCATACGGATAAGTTATACAATATAGTAAATTTACCAAGATCAAAATGGAATCTTTAAATGTCTAAAGTATTAGTAGTAGGTGCCGGTTTTTCCGGATCTGTGGTGGCACATGAATTAAATAAGGCTGGACACCAAGTGACGGTTATCGATGAGAGAGATCACATCGGTGGTAATGCTTATGACTACACTAATGAATATGGTATACGTATACACAAATATGGTCCACATATATTTCATACCAACAATGAAAAAGTATATAAATGGATTACACAGTTTGGTGAATGGACACCATATAAGCATAAAGCAAAAGCAATATTAAGTAATGGTCAATATGTTTCTTTTCCAATCAATAAAGAAGCTAAAGACATTGTTGGTGAAGAAAATATTGTAGACACGTTCTTTCGTCCATACACATATAAGATGTGGGGTAAAACAATTGAAGAACTCGATCCATCAGTACTTAAACGAGTCTCTGTAAAAGATGACTACAACGAATACTACTTTCCAGATGATGCATACCAAATACTACCTAACGAAGGATACACAAAAGTCTTTGAAGAAATATTAAAAGGTATCGATGTAAAATTAAATGTAAAATTTAAACATCACATGGAATCATACTACGATCATACTTTTAACTCAATGGCAATTGATGAATATTTTGATTACAAATATGGTGAGTTGCCATATAGGTCAATAAAGTTTCATCATACAACTTTACCAACACCAAAGGTTCTTCCTACGGCCTGTGTTAATATGACACATGAAGGTCCATACACTAGAATGACAGAATGGAAAAACTTTCCAGTTCACGGTGTAAACGATCAGTATACAACTATTACATATGAAGAACCATGTGACTATAAAACAAACGACTATGAAAGGTATTATCCGGTCAAAGATATCGATGGTAGTAACAGGATCATATATAATTCATATAAACAATTAATTAAAGACAATGTAACGTTTATAGGAAGATGTGGAATGTATGTTTACGTTGATATGCATCAAGCTATAAACTCGGCATTAGTAGCGGCTAATAAATTTCTGGAGAAAAACAAATGAAAAATATAATATATCAATATTGGAAAGGTGATTTAAAACCCGGTGTTGTTTACAGTACAGAACTTATTAAAAAGTATGCCGAAAAGATTGGAGCAGAATACAGATTCGATCATAATAAAACAATTGCTGGTAAAGTTTGTTCGATACCGATTTATTATGAACCAGCTAATCCTTTAGTTGATCCATACTTTGATGATTATGATAATGTTGCTTTAATCGATATTGATGTGTTTCCAGTAGAGAACTTAAATGAAAATTTATTTGATCAACTCGATGGTGAAGATGCAGGTATATGCACTGAACCAGATCAACCTTTCTTTAGAAGCACTATGAACGTTTCCGATATAACATACGAAAATGATATGAGATGGGCTCGATTTCTTAAAGATAAATGGAATGTTAAATATTCATATGATGAGAAAGATAGACCTATGGTTTATAACACAGGTGTAGTAGTTATATCTAAAGAAGGTTTAAAGAAGATGAAAACTCAATGGCCGTCATTTCAAGAATATGTTAACTCTATACAGAGTCTACGCTTAGCTAGATTTTACTACTTATTTCAAGATTACTTTTCTGCATTTATCCACATGGATGGATTTAAATTTAAAAAGTTACATAACGGCTGGAACTCTTATATGCATAAATTAAGATCTCATCCTAATGCTACAATAAACGATACACGTACAGAAGATACTAAATTAGTTCATATTATGTTTAGAACCGCCGATGATTGGCCAAGAGAAACCTTATGGGCAATAACTAACTCACCAATGGAAGAGTGGAGAAAATTAGTGCCGGTCTGGAAAGAGTGGCCAAATGATCCAGAAAAAACAATAAAGGCAGAGTCCAGTTTAGTATCATCTATTAAAAATATACAGGAGAATTGATATGCTTACAGCTGATTTAAATCATGTAAAAACCGTAGAAGAATTTTACAAATCGATAAGAACTCAACAAGAAGTAGCACATGGTAAAGCGTACTGTGATCAGCATGATGCTATTACAAAATATATGAAAGAGTGTAACTCATATAAAGAATTAGGTACACACCAAGGTGGCACAGCCGCATGTGCTATGTTATCAAAACCAAAATATATTGAATTAATTGACATTAATCATTACAAGTATAGGTGGAAACTACAACCTCTTGCTGAAACTTATTGTAAAGAACATGGTATTGAGCTGGTAGTAAAAGATGCAGATTCCTCATCACTAGCATCACTAGGTGCACCGGTTGATATGATGTTAATAGATTCATTACATAAACCTGATCACATGAAAAAAGAATTAGATTTACATGGTGTTTCAGTTAATAAGTACATCATTGCACATGACACTTATGTAAATCAAGCACTTCATCAATGTTTAGAAAATTGGTGTAATGAAAATCGTGCTTGGAAAGTACACGAAAGAGGAACCGTAAACGTAGGATATACGGTGTTAAAGAAAAATGCGTAATATAATACTACAACACTTTGATGGTGAAATGAGACCACTTGATTATGAATCAATGTGGAACATCATGGATTATGCAGACATGGTCTATGCTGATTATAAATTAGTGTTAGGTAAACCATTTAGAGAAAATTTAACAAACGCCTGTCAAAAGGTTCATATGATACATGAAGAGTTCGATGAATGGGATAACGTGTTGATGTTAGATATTGATATGTTTAGACCTGAAGAAATGAGGTTAAATATATTTGACCAACCCGGTATCGGCTTATATGCAGATGTTCAACAAAATCTACATAGAAGATTAATACAATGGTACCCTATGCTAGGGAGTATGGACACACCATATTGGGGCGGCGCCATATACAAAATGGATAGGCTTACAAGACAAACACTTCGTAAACAACTTGGTGGTAATGAAGGTTGGATGCAGAATTTCAATAAACCTTACAATTATGAAGATGAAGGTATTATGCATGTCTTGGCAATGAGGTCAGGTATGAAATTTGAACAACCGTATCTTGATCGTAAATGGTGCCAGTGCTCGTTCTTACCTAATCCTGAAAGAGCAGGCTTTATTCATGTAAGAACTAAAGTAACTCCTCAAGGACCTAAAAGAGAAAAAATACTTAATTGGAAAGAGTTGGTAGACAAAAAAATATTAGGTGCTTATAAACCACACGATAGTGATGCTTAACGTATTATTCGAAAGGTATAAATCTAAAAGATTGAAGTATCATTTATATTATGAGAAAGAATTCTTTAACCGTAGATTTGAACCACTCATGATATTACAAGTCGGCATAGAACCGAGCTTACAGGTTTGGCAAAGATACTTTACTAGATCTCGAATATATTGCATAGACAGGTTTGTACATACAGATCCTAAAAATATTTCTTACTTAGATGAAGAAAGAATACACTGGTCAAGATGTGATGTAAATAATAAAAAGCAACTTAATCATGTCATGATAGATGTGTGGAAAAAACCACGGTTTAACATTATAATAGATAATATTAGTGATCATAAAACAATGAGACATTACGGTATCGATAAGTACTATAAAGAGGTTAACGATGAAGTCTTTTGCCATAGTTGTTGAAGGCAATAAAATATCAGAATCAGGTTATCAAGAACTTAAAGAAAGTTACGATAAGTATGGTTATGAAGACGAATTGCAAATACATCCTGCTATACCTACTGACAAAGTAGTTGGCTATTGTGGAGGCAATGGTTTAGTTTGGAACTATCCTTGGGTAGGTAGTCATGTAGATTTAAAGACAGGCCTTATCAAATCTGCATATCCTACAGAAGATAAAAATAAAAGAATTTCTTGCTTTTTAAGCCATTGGTATTTGTGGCATAAGTGCAAGAACTTAGATGAAATGATTATGGTATTTGAACATGATTCAAGAATTATAAAGAAGCTTCCAGCAGACAGTACATTTCAAAAATCAAAGTTTGATATTATAGGTATAAATGATCCATCAATGGCAACAAGAAAATCTAAATTATATCATGATATGATACTTAAAAACACTGAGTTCTTTCAACCGGTTCCACGTATAGATGAGTTCAATATACCACAAGGATTAGCAGGTAATTCAGCATATGTCATTAAACCTGCAGGTGCAATTAAAATGATAGACTTAGCACAAGAACACGGCATGTGGCCAAATGATGCATTAATGTGTTATCAACTTATCGAAACACTTGGAGTAACACGTAACTTTTATACAAGAGTTCAAGGATTGAGGTCAACAACAACACTATGAAGATGTATGTAATAACAATAATGGATAACGAAAGGTCAGTGCAGGTTGCTGACAGGTGTATACAAAGTGGATTAGTATTCGGTAATAAAATAGAAAAACATCCAGCATTTTCTCCACAAAATTGTAATGTATATGAAGAACTTGAAAAGCATGGATACGATAAAGCTGGATTTATAGAGAAGTACAGTAGACCAGAGAATTGTATTGCAGGATTCTTAAGTCACCACAGCTTATGGGAAAAATGCATTGAAATTGGAGAGCCTATAGTCATATTTGAACACGATGCTGTGATAACAAATGACATACCACTACTACATATGTTTGACATATTGAGTATAGGTAAACCATCTTACGGTAAATTCAATACTCCATCATTCTTAGGTTATGGTGCATTAGTATCTAAACCATATTTCCCTGGTGCACATGCATATCGCATTACACCGAAAGGTGCGGCTGCATTGATAAATGAAGCTCAATTTAGTGCAGGTCCTACAGACGTGTATATACATACAAGTAAATTTACATTAGGTGAATATTATCCTTGGCCAGTAGAAGCAAAAGATAGTTTTACTACAATACAAAGAAAAGAAGGTTGCTACGCAAAACATAATTATGGCGAAACATACGACATCATATGATGAGGCTTTTTTAACCGGTTGTGATAGTTCACAGGAGTGGATGCTTACTTGGTTTTTAAAGAATTATAAAAAGAACTCAACTAAACCTCTAGTATTTGCAAACTTTGGAGTAACAGATGAGTGTCTTGATATCATGAGAGCCAACTGTCATGCCATCATGGATATGACAACCACTGAAGAAAAAGGCTGGTTTAAAAAACCATTGTCAATAATAAAATGTCCGGCATATAAAACAGTATGGTTAGACACCGATTGTGAAATACGTATGAACATAGACGGCATATTTAATTTACTTCAACCAAATATACTTAATATGGTAGAAGATGAACCATGGTCAATGCGAGCAGGTCAAAAGTGGCACAACTCAGGTGTTGTCGGTGTCATAGATAAACCTATGATATTAAATCAATGGGCTCTTGAAATTAGAAAGAATGGTGGCCAACAAGGAGACCAAGAAGTACTTCATTCTATGTTGACACCAATAACAAAGATTAGCGCAATACACGACTTGCCTAATGAGTATAATGTATTAAGAATACAAACGGAAGTTGATAAAACTTATGATGGACCTATACGTATAATGCATTGGACTGGTTACAAAGGCAAAAATATTATTAAGGAATTGATATGAAGAGAATAGTACATATTGTTGGTAATGGCGATCATGCTGGATATTACTGGAATGAACCAAGACAAGGCATGAAATTAACGTGTAATGTTCCACCATTTACAATACCTAATGTTTATGCTACTATAATGGTGGACTTCAAAATGATGAAAGCTATTCATGATGGTTCAGTAGGTTTTACTAGTGAATGGATAGTTGGAATGAGACCAAAGATATATATGGGAAACAATCCATCATTCCATATTAAGATGTCTCCTTACATCAAAGAATTCTATACAGAACTACCTAAGTATGTAGCAAACTACACAGACTTTAACTGCGGTCACATGGCAGTTCACTACGCAGCAAACAAAGTAAAAGCTGAAGAAATACACATGTATGGATTCGATTCTTTGTTTGATTTTAATCTTCGAAGCTACACAGATTTGTTTCTAAATTCAGACAGAGGAGATGCTAATAATATCAGACTTGCAAATAATTGGCGACCAGTATGGGAGAATATGTTTAAGGAGTTTCCAAAGACAGATTTCGTTCTACACCATAAGCATAATGCAATAAAAGTTAATATTAGTGACAATGTTAAGATAGTAACATACGATAAGATGGCTAAACCACCCGAATAATTTTTTTTCATTTAAGTGCATTTTTTCCTTTACAAACGGTTTTTTTTGTGGTATAATAGTACTATAAAATAAAAAATTAAGGAGTTGAAATATGAAGCATTTAAATAATCTAATAAAAGGTACAATCACAGATTCTAAAGCACCTTGGGCTATCAGCGAAGATATGGTTGATATGTACAAGCAAGATGCTAAAGATTTCAAAGATATTCTTAACATGATTAAGGATAAGAATTTCTCTGGTGCAAAGAAGTTAATCCAGTTCATGGACACTTTACCAAGAGAAGGTGTTCTTGTAGCTATCGCTCGTGACTTAGGTAATGACTGGGTCGAAGAAAACTTAGAGTATGAGGTAAGAATTTAATGCATTTTTTCCTTTACTTTTCGGAAAAACTGTTGTATAATAGATCTATAATAATTAAAAGGGAGTTAAAATATTATGGCAAAAGTTAAAAGTTTATACATGGATTCATTAGATAAATTCTACGGTGAGGCAGAAGTTATCATCGAAGATTGTGAAACAATCGAAGAAGCCAAAGAAAAGGTTGAAGTTCTAAGAAAAGAAAAGTTCAACTGGCTTGACAGATTCACCATCTATAACGAAGTAGAGTTGTATTGGTATGCTTAACAACATCAATGCAATGAAAGCGTTTATTGCAGGGACTATAGGATTCTTAGGTTTATCGTTCTGTAGTCCTCAATCTTATGCATATGCCTCACCATACGAAGGTACTGCACACCAACAGATTGTATGTTTAGCCGATAATATATACTGGGAAGCACGTAATCAACCGGTAAGAGGTATGTTTGCAGTGGCATTTGTTGTTGATAATCGTGTCAGTGATAAACGTTATCCTAACACTTATTGTGAAGTAATACAGCAAGGCCCTACAAGACCATCATGGAAAGACAAATCTGTATACTTTCCAGTAAAAAACAGATGTCAGTTCAGTTGGTATTGTGATGGCAAAGGCGATGATATTCCATCATATGATAGAGAAGTTTACAAGATTGCAATGGAAATAGCAAGAATTATATTCTTTGGTCAATATAAAGAAGACATAACATACGGTGCAACACATTATCATGCGGATTATGTATATCCTGCATGGAGAAAAACTAAAACTAAAACTCTTATTGTAGGCAATCATATATTCTACAGATGGGAAACTAATGAATAACGATCCAGAAAATATAATGCCAGTCAACTCCAACGTAATGGAGTTTTCGTTCTTTTCTGAAGAAGAATGTAATGACATTAAAAAGTATTGTCATAATGTAGAGAAGAAACTCATAGACGATGGATATAATAAAGATACAGGTCATGAATCATTGGGTGATGTAGTTACTACTGTTAACTACTTTCGTTATAACTTCTTTGCCGATAATCCACAATATGCAGAAAGACTCGTAAATTGTTTACGTAAGACCAACCAATACTTAGAATGGCCAATAGTCTGTCAGTCATGGGTTAATGTATACCACAAAGGTCAAGGCATTGGTTGGCACAATCATCAAGGTACTATGGGTAGGAGCTTTAGCGCTAACATCTTTATTGATGGACCAACAAAACCCGGTATAACATTCAAACACTTTGGTGAAAAGGCAAAGGTGATAGAAAATAAAAAGGGTTACATTCAGATATTTCCATGCGAGTTAATGCACATGGTACCTCCTACCGAAGAAGAAAGAATCACAGTTGGAATTACTATACACAGCTATCCATCAATTACAAGAGGATTGATAGACCAACTTGCATTTAACTCACAAGAACATAAAGGATCAATAATATTAACAAGGAAACACTATGGATAATGTAGAATTTTGGGAACACTACTGTTGTGTTCAAAGAGATATAATGGGATTTCCGAAGGGTGTAGCATGCGATTGGTGTGATGAAGAAGATCCAAATCCATTTTCGATTAAAGTAATTGTAAGAGATGATGAAAGGCCTGTTCAAGAAGATGAATAAATTTGTTTATGATAGCTGGAATATGATAATGAATGCAGATATCAATCCACTCAAAAATATACCACACTTAAATACAAGACATATGGTTATGCAGGTATTAGCGTGGATGTGGTGTATAACATTTTCAATGTACTTCAGTAGTATGTGGATATTCGGTGTCACGGCAGTAGCACATATATTATTAATAGCCGCAATAGTATTAACTGTAAGTACATTTGATGTAGCACAGAAACGACCAGAATTCTTCTTAAAGAAAAATGGTTATCATAGTTTTTCAAGAGCAAGACAATATATGTGGATAAATGGTAAAAAAGTTAAATTAGATCCTAATGACCCAGGAGGCGAGCATGAGTAAAAAACCAAAAGGTGAATATAAGTTTAATGAAAAAGAGTATGTTGAAGAGTTACTAAGAGTTATTGATTCAACTTATACTGGTCATTATTCTAGACAGCATTTTCAAGCAACAGAATTTATAATTGACGGTGGCCACGGTACAGGTTTCTGTATTGGTAATATTATGAAGTACGCACAAAGATACGGTAAAAAAGGTAGCAGAGCTGATGCTCGTAAAGATTTATTAAAAGTATTACATTATGGAATTATACAATTGTTTGTACACGATTTTGAAGAAATTGATAAGTGTAGTGACATTGATTCAGACATGAAAGAATATAAGTACAACACAGATTAGTCAAAAACCTGACAGTATATTGTGTCAAATAATAGATACTGTCAATTTTTTGACATTATATAAATAATATTGTAAGGAGTAATCATGCCAAAAATATCTGAAAACACTGGCGTTGAAATGCCGATACGAAATCTGCTGTCGATTATTGCGGCAGTGGCTGTAGGTGTATGGGCGTACTTTGGTATTATTGAGAGATTAAATAAAGTTGAAACTGAACTCATAATAATCAACACAGATCTTGAAAAGAATACTGAATTTAGAATTAAATGGCCACGTGGCGAGATGGGTAGTTTACCAGCAGACAGCGAACAGTTTATGTTAATTGAACATTTAGCGGGTCAACTCGAAAAACTTGCATTGAATATTGAAACAGGTAAAGCTCCATTTGATCAACAACAAAAGCTTACACTCGATTTTTATAAGTCAAGAATTGAAAAACTCGAGGACCAGATAGAGAAGCTGAAAGATAAAATAGTAAACGGAAAACACTAATGGAAATATTCTCAGGATTTATTTTGTTAATGTTTATGAGCGGAGATGTTAAACCTACAGAGTTTACACCTCGTGACTCGATGATGGAATGTTTGAAAGTGAAGAGATACATTAAAAGAAAACAAGGACCGGGCGGACCAAGATGGGTATGTCAAAAAGGCAAACTCGAGTTCGAAATAAAAAACGGCGAAAAACATCCACTTAAAATAATAGAATTGAATAAATAGTAATACATTAAACGTTCACCCGTAAGGGCGGAAGTAGGCAGTCGCTGAAGGAACGCACCTAACCATTAACGAGGGAGGGTGACTAATGACTTACAGACCATATTCTTGGAAGAGGTTTTGTCAGGCACGTGATCGCGCTAGAGTTCATAGAATTCTAAACTATCGCATGCCACTGAGAGCAGCCTAATACACTTTAGTGTTTTTACCGATGCGCTTAGGTACGCATACA